CCCATCGTAAGGACGCCAAACCCAAGCCTTCTTAGACGATGCGATTCTTCCATCGAAGATGACATAAGAGATTCTCTTATCGCCAGCTCGAGCACAGAGTCGTATCTGATCTGCAAGGTTAGGCATGAGGTCTGGCTTGGCTTTGCCAGATAAATCCCTGTCAACGTCAATCGCTCGTACGATACCCATTGCATCAGGATTGTGGTCAGACACACCTGCTTGATGACGAGTGTCGCCAATCCAGCCGTCCGAGGTTCTATCTCTGTCTGGATAAGTATCATCGACTTGCAGCCTAAGCTGTTGTCCTGCTTTGCATAGCAATGGCTTCACAGTCTGCGCACTCCCATTTCTTTTCTTTATTTAATAATAATGAATCGTGACCGCACTCTGGCATTGGTGCAATAAAAGCATCATCTATTGGATCGTATGTAAAACCGATTCCTGCATAATTATATCGAATTTTTCCATTATACGAAGTACGAACGCACCTTTGACCTCGATAGTTTGCATACCATTCTTCAGGCGTTAGTTCTTCAATCAATTCGTTTTCATTTTTCCCAACAATAACTTCTGTAACAATGTTGGAATCATTTAAGAACGCGTAATGTGCCATTAAACAGTCACCGTTCCTGTTCCTGCTGTGAACTGATAAATCTTGTAACCACCTGTTGTAGTCTTAGAATATGTAAGCCCACCACCAATAGTTGTTAAATCTGCATTGGTATCTGGGTAACGAATAATAACAATTCCAGAACCACCGTTTCCACCGGGAGCTGTGCTAGATCCATCTCTTAATCCCCCACCGCCAGAACCAGTATTTACTGTTCCCGGGTTTCCTGCCGCTGCGCCGTTTGCTCCTGCGCCACCAATACCTGATCCACCTGCACCTGTAGATCCAGAAGTTCCTGAACCTCCGCCGCCACCTGCATAGGTTACAGAAGAACCTGAATAAGAATTTGCTAAACCTGCGCCACCCGATCCGCCAATTCCACCGTTAGTTTCACCATTAGAACCTGCCGCTCCTGCTCCCCCGCCACCTGCTCCTGCGCGTCCACTGTTTCCAGAAGTTCCCATTCCGCCACCTGCGTTACCTTCTCCAGATGGGGAAGATGCTGTTCCTGAAATGTTTGATGTTGGATTCCAAGCAGCTGCGCCACCTGAAGAACCACCTGCAATACCAGCTGCAGGAGTTCCAGTTATAAGTGCTGTTGCTCCGCCGCCGCCACCTGTTGATGTAATAGAAGAAAGAACAGAGTTAGAGCCATTGCCACCTGTTGCATTTGCAACACCAGAGCCACCAGCACCAACAGTTACAGTAAAAGAGCCCGAAACTGAAAAACTAGTAGCAGTTCTAAAACCACCTGCTCCCCCGCCTGCGCCCGGAGAGCCTACAGAATTTCCTCCGCCACCTGCTCCCCCGCCTGCGACTACTAAATAATCGAGACTTGAAACACCAGCAGGTGCGCCGCCACCGAATAATCCAGCTGTAATTGCGCCAATCATTTATGCAATTCCGCCTGCGACATACCAAGTATCTGTTGCAGTCTTAATGCAGACTGCTGTTTTATATTGAGCCAAGGTTGGAGAAGCTGCTGTCGCACCTGCTGAAAGGACTGTTGTTGTGCCAGAAGTAACTGCTGAAATTGTGCATGCACCAGCGCCCTTGTTGAGAATTGTGATTGCCGTGCCTACTGGAAACGCTACTGAGGCGTTTGTAGGAATCTTAAAGGCAATCGCTGTAGCCTTGTTCATAGGCTGTAGGACTTGGTACGCGTCTGCTAGAACGGTTGTGTAGTCGGTTGTGGCGTCAGCGTTGATCGTAAAGGTTACGAGCGAGTTAACTGTCGCGGCGGTAAGAATATCGCCTGTCGCTGCTGGTAGTCCTGATGTCATTATATCTCCTAGTAACCTAACGTATTAGTGCCGATTATACCGTAATACGAGCTTCCAACCACGAAACCATCGGCTATAGGTTCGAGAGTTGTAATTGTGCACATCATCTTGCTAGGGCTGATATCCCACTTGACGCCCTGATATTGTAGGTTCTTTACAATAGTTGAACCGTCTGGCTGGATATTGGTTATGAGCAGGTTATCAAAGAAGTCCAGCCCAATCATTGTGTCCGTTGGTACTGCTGTATCGAGCAAGTCCACAACCATCTCGTCAATACGGATATCGGTTGCCTGTCGGGTAGCCACATATTCCAAAGCAATGTTGTTGACGATGATATCTGTCTCAGCTACAAGGTCGGTCTGAGTAATGCTGTGAGGGAAGTATTTATCTATCGAGCCTTGGTTTGAGGCTACCTGTGTTGATCCACCGACTCGAGCAAAGTTGGCTTGGTTGATGATGAGCTTGTCATCGAAGGAGAACTTGAGGTTACGGTAAGGAATCCCGCCAGTTTGGTTAAAGGCTACTGGCGTCTTGGATAGCGAGTTCATGACGTCTGTACGGTTCTTGAATATGGCTGTGCCAGCGCCGTTCATATAGAACGCGCCAGTCTCTGAGAAGGCTGCGTTAAGGAGCGCTGCGAGGCTTGTACGGCTTGTGCCGGGGTCTACAACGCAAGTGTTAAGCCCTGTAGAGGTTGTGCGCATAGAGGACGGAAACGACACTTGGTCGAGAATTGAGTTCCATCGAACTGATGTTGTCTGACCTGCTGTGCCACCTGTAACGGTGGTGATGTTAGCCATTTGAAAAAGGCGGTAACCATCTTGGCAAGTAATATCGACATAACCAGTATCTTGATTGACTGGATAAGTATATTTGTAGTCTGTGATATATCCAGAGAATAGGTACTTCTGCGTGGTCGCTGTTGTAGCTGATACACGAATCTTACGAAGAGGTGCAAGATAACCGTAATACGGAGAAGCTGTGTTCTGTGGATTAAAGTATGAAAGTGGGTCTAAGACTCGAACAATACATGTGCCAGCTTCATACTGATCGCGTTGGATATTGCGACCTCGAGTAATCGAAATCTGATAGACGTTAGGAGTAAGGTCGATGATTGGCTCTGGAAGCGTAGAAGTACCAAGGGTGTTAGTGCCAAGAATTCCGTACTTGCTATCGCCAATGATAAAGCCGTTATATCCAAAGGTAGCCCCAGCTGAGTAATCAAAGGAAACGGCTATCTGTGCTGGTAGCGCCATTAGCCGAACATTCCAGCGATGCGACCAATCTGGCTAGGAGCGCCCGAAAGACTGTTGGACTGCAATCCTGCTTGAATTGCGTCGATGAGTTCTTGTTCGGTCACTACGCTGCCTTGGACATATACCTGCACGTTAGAGCCAGTTACAGATTGGGTTGACACGAAGCCAGAGGTTGATTGCATGCCGTATGAACCGTTGCCTAATGTTGTTGAGGCTTGGCTTGCTACTGTCATTGGAGTCCCTGCGCCATAACCTGCTACAACACCAAGTGCTGCTAATGCGGGATCTATTCCTGCACCAATATATGTACTTGGCTTGGATAGGTCTGGGAACTGCAAAGCGTTCAACTTGGTCTGGAAGTCCTTAATCCATTGGTCAAGATAACCAAAAGGATTCTTAGCATCTGGTGTTTGTAAGAAGTACTTGTATAAATTGCCAGTAGCGTCCTGAGCCATAAGAATCTGTTTGGTTAACTTGTCAGCTTCATCGAGGTTGCCATTAAGCAAGGCTAGTTGAAGTTCAGCGCGTTTACGGTCATCATCAGACAGTTGACCTTTAAGGGCTGCAATCAGTTGAATCTGCTGCATATCAAAGACGCCAGCATCTTTCTTTAATGCTGCTTGCTTCTTCTGTTGATCCGTCAAAGCTTTTTGGCTTTTGAGTGTTGATTTAGCCAAAGCAGCGGCTTTAGCATCTGCTACAGCCTTGGCTTTTGCTGCTGCTTTTTCATCTTGCTTTCGTTGGTAATCGACTGTGCTTCCAGAGTAATCTCCGTAACCTGTTGGTTTAGGTTTACCAAGATTAGATATTAAAGAAGCAGGGCTTGTAAATTTTATCGACAATTCAAGTAACTTGGTTAATTGAGCAAGTCCTGGAATGTTGGTAATCTTGGCTACCAATATGCCAATACCTCTAGCAAAATTAGCTGTTGCGTCTGCTGCGTTCTGCATAGCAGTAGCAACGCTTTGGATATTGGTATCTTGTCCACCTACAGTAATTAAAGCATCTACTAAACCTTTGCCAATAGTTTCCTTAGCGTTGTCAGCGGCAGTATTAAGAATTGCCATTTTGCCTGCATAAGTTTCAAGGTAAGTGGCAGAAGCACCATTAAATTGCTTATTAAGCAAACCCATGATTTC